ACTATTATAGATATTCGCAAATATCTTTTTTTACTTCTTTTAATTTATCTTCAATAACAGTTATTGTTTTTGTATTTATCTTCTTATTTAAATATTCAGAATCGTTTGTGATAAAATCAATTATTGTATTTTCATAGTTTTCAAAATCCAGCTTAATATCAATAAGATTGATATTATATTTTTTTGGACAATTTTCTTCTTTCTGAATGAGGGTTAAATTATAATGAACACAAACATTTATATATTGATCAAGTGAATCAATATATGATTCTTTCTTTTGAACATAACAATCTACAATAGTTATATTCTTTCCATCATTCATAACAAAAGGAATTGATCCTTCTTCTACAAAGTCAAAATTTAATTTATATTTTTTATTTTCAATAATAACATCACTGTTAAGATAGTTTGATTTGTTAATAAAGATGAATTTTGATGCTGTTTTTACAATAAAATCATTAATCTTTTTAAGATTTTCGATAGAAATCATTTTTTCCAAAAGATTAACACTATAATCTATTGCTTCGTTTTTATTGTTTACTGTTAATACCTGATCATCACCAAATAAGACATGATTATCATTTGATTTTTTATATGTAAAATAACTATCAGAAGATTCTTCTAATTCGTCTAAAAATTCATTCCAGCAAGATTCTATTTTTTCTGAAGAGGTAGGGAGATAATCTCTCATAAAATAGAATAGATTCTCTTTGATGAAAAGAATAATTGCTAATTCGCGTTCTGATGTCATTTTGAGACTCCTTATATATAAATTACCAAAGGTCTTCGCTGTTTAAAGTTTTCTCAGCTCGTTTTTTGAGATATCGCCGGAGAGTGTCACGTGATCTACTAGGAACGGAAAATTGGCACGTTCCAGCGTCTTGGTGATAACAACAGTCATAATCAGACCAATAAAATCTTCCGTCAAAATTTTTGTTCGTTACGATGCGCACGACCTCCTCACCAGAGGTGACATCGGTTGCTGTAAACGTGAGATAGCAAGGACGTTGATCGCGAGGCATATCAACATACTCAAGACCTGTATAGCGAAATTTTCTCATAACCGTTTCTCCATGAGAGAATCCCCTTTTTAGAGGGCGAGACTCCATTGTCTCGATGCTCAGTTTAAACCACAAAACGATATGTCTGTCAACAAAAATTTTCTTTTTTTTTTGCAGGTGTTTAAGCGTATTAGGCGTGTTTTGCCTATATAAAGGTATATGAACGCAGATAATTTTGTTTTCTGATTTAAAAGCAAATTTATTTCTACGAACAGCAAAAAGAATGAATTTTGTTCAGCTCTCTCAAAAAAGCCGTTCCGTGAACGAAAAAAATTTCTTTTTTTGCGAAAAATTTGTTGACACAGTTCTCGATTCGTGATTTAATGCGATCAACGAAGGCAATGAAGCCTTCCGATTTTTGCTATGGAGTAGCTATGAAAACGAAAGCCTGTATCTATGAACTCACCGTTTCTATTGCCGACAATCTTTTTAGTCAGCATTGCGATGACGATGACTGGGATTTGTGGGATGATCCTGTTGCTCTTGTGATGGGAATTACCGCTCTCGAACAAAAAAATCAAAAAAAGATTAAAAAAAGTTGACGGATTTTTCTTTTCGTGAAACAATCAAGTCGTTCGATGGCAATGGGGCTATCGACAAACAAAAAAAATGCTGCGACGTTTGCAGCAAGCATCTATGGAGATGAGCAATGAAAAAACAATTTAGTTTGGTTGGTGTCGATGGCAATGCTTTCTCTGTCATGGGATATGTCTGCAAAGCCATGAAATCCGTCGGATTTAATCAAGATCAGGTTGATGTCTATAAAGCATCTGCAATGAACGGATCATACTATGATCTTTTAAATGTAAGCATGGAATACATCGAAAAGTGCAATAAACGGCTTTCTAAAGGATATGGAGAACGTAGAGATATGGCGGTATCATCGAAAACAAAGAAAAGAAATCAAGAAGCCTTAGACAAACATTTCGATGAGCTTTATGACAAGTTCGTTCCGGCACGAGGGAAAGCGTCAACCGTTGGCGGTGAAATCGTTCGTGCGTTCTGCCGCATAAATTATCGCTGGTTTAATGATGGCGATTATGCTGGTTATGGATATGGGTTAGAAACAGCTGGTCCAGCTTGCACATATCTTATGCAGAACGAGGAATTTGAGGAAGCTGTGTTAAAATTATTGAATATTGTTGATAATGACTCTGCCTATGAAAAAGCCTTATTAAGACTTGGTAATGCTATTGCAAATTATCTGGATGCTAACCCTGCTGTTTTTGAAGAAGAAAATGACGAAGACTATCAAGATTATGATGAATGGTATGGCGATGAGGATGAGGCAGAAGAACGGCAGCATTACTACGATGAAGAAGAAGATGATGAAGAATCTTGGAGCGATACCGGCTTCTGGGATGACGAAGAAGAAGCTTGGGATTTTTAACAAAAAAAAAGTACAGAGAGATGAGAAACAAACCGTTATTACGCGATGCAAATTTTCTGTGATCAAAGATATTGCTTATGGAGGTTTCTTATGGATAAGATTAATCTTAATAATATACCTATTGAACCAACGATTACTATTCTCAATCCTGATGGCAGCGAGCTTATTACAACAAATAATGTAACTACGTTTTTCTACATTCGTAATGAAATCAAAAAGAATCATCTCAGTGGTTACAAAGTTCGTACTGATGACGGTGAACTTTGGGATATTCGTAGCAATGGAAAAATCGACACCTGGCCTGAAAATATGACATGTGCAGTTTTCGATAAACTTCTCCATGATCTTCTCTAAATGTTTTTTTAACAATGGAGATTTTTGTTTCTGTGAACGGCGGGGAATGATTCCCCGCCCAAGAGACAGGGAGAAATGACATGGGTAAGGTAAAATTTTCAATTGAAGAAAATGTCCTAAATGATATAGAATCTTTGTTATCTAATAATGTTGTTAGTAATAGAACCATACAAACAGATGGTTTGTAGTGTACCTTTGGTAAAAACTTCAATGAAACATAAAGGAGTAAATACTATGCGTAAATTGAAAAGAGTAAATGAGAGTGATTCTCTAAAAAAGAAAACAGTTATAGGATTGTGGGAAGATTTTTTGAAAGAGCTTAGAAATTATAGTTCCTATAAAGAATTAGATATGGGTAGATGGTATAAGGTGTTTGCGAGAGATGATGCTAGATGTATAATAACTATGAAAGTTATTTCTGCTTTAGGTCTTTGGAAAGTTGTTTTTCAGGATGTTGATGGTAATACTGAAAAGTTTTTGGTTGGTTCAGAAGATCAGTATTGGGATATGCAGGATTACTGGGGTGAGAAATTTTAAAATATAGTCATTGCTATACTTAATAATCTTATTTGAGCCACCTAAATTTAGGTGGCTTTTTTTTGTGCTTGCAAAGGATCAAAATTTTTGATGTTTTTTTCTAATTTTTTATTGTCTAAAAATTTTTTGTTGACAAAAAATATTATCTTACATATAAGAGTTTCATCGCGAAAGATATTGCAATTTCATTCGCGACTCCATGAGGTTGTTTGCTTAGTTTCTTACCACCTTTCTAAGCAAACGGAATCCACCTAGAATTACCACGCTTCTAGGTGGATGTTTTTTTGTAAAACATAATTGACAAAATATAATATATTATCTAATATATCTTTGTCGCGTCCGTCATTGCGCGATGTCTCCTGAAGCAGGGTGTCTTTGGTGTTTTGCCAGAGACACCTTTTTTTTAATCAGATAATAAAAAATCCCCCGAATGTTTAATTCGAGGGATTGTGATTTTTTTGAATTTAATACAACGTTAAATTATATTATTAGAATTAAAACGTTGAGTTATCTGCTGCTGACGAATAAACAACGTAATCAAGCTTAAAGATCTCAGCGTCTTGGTTAAATTGGCACTCTATAACACCGCGAACAATTCTATTTGCAAGCTCTTCTGCTGTTGTTGTGTCGTTGCCCATGCTTGCGCGGAACCACTGCAATCCTCTAGCAGCCTTAATTGGCTCAAGAATCTTTGTTTTTACATAGTCCACCCAAGTTCTCCATAGAACAACGTCATTAAGCTCAAATTTGAGAGTTTCTGTGTAAGCGTCAACTTTTGAGCGAATGTAAGTTAAAGTTCTTGCGATATGAGCCGCAGAGAGATCGGTGTATTGAGCATTAAGAGTATCGTTTCCATAAATTTGAATACCCTGATTCCCTGTATCATAAATTGGGTTAATATTGTGAGTTATAAATTCATCCCTGTCTAGTTTAGCAGGAACTTGATTAATTACAGAAGCAGCATCAATCGTACCACGCTCTTTGCCAGCGACGGGATACCAAGTGCCATTAACTTTATATGATGCCAAAGAGTTCTTTGTCACATAGTAAGAAGGCGGAAGTTCTACTAGAATACCATTGAATACGTCATTGCACCAGTTGTAGTAAAGCTCTGTCCACCACTGAGAAGGGATAGGCTCTTCTTCACGATAAGCGATAGCAGATTTCTTTGAATAGCCTTTAGGAACATCCCAAACGCAGGTTGTATCCTTGCGATTCCAAGCAATATCTTGCGCCGCCATATAAAATTCTTTATCGGTGTATCCGAGAGAAGGCCACATCTGCGCTGGATATTTAACGTCATCAAATAGCCATGCGCCAGCAACTCCGGATTCGTCTTTGTAGCCGATATAATCTTTTGCTGTAATGCCATCGACACCATCTGTACCACCAACGCAGGAGTATGTCGCAGAGTGCAGATTTTTTAGATCATCAACGTCTTCTCCAATAAATGATGTATGGAAAACATCATGCTCAATTTCACCGATAAAAGGTACATCTACATCTGTTGGATTACCAGAAGCATCTGTACCTTCGATTACAGAACCATCAGGATTTGATGAGCAAACGATTGTATCTAGTTCAGTTCCATTTAGAACCAAGCTTAGATTATAAATAACATCTCCATTAAGTTCTACATGATCTTTTGTAATCTTAATTGAATATTTATTACCATCGGTACCTTTATTAAGAATATTGCATTTAAGATTCTGCATACCCATAACAGAGCATCTAAGAGCAGGTGCAACGCCTTCAATCACAGGTACAGGATTATTTAATTCAATAACACCAGTGTTATAGAAAACTTTACCAACGGAGTATGCTTCTTTCTCAAAGAATGATTGCTCTTCTGTTTCGCCTTGAGGTACAAAAGAAACACTTCTAAATCTATTGAGAACGCCGTTTGAAGTTACTGCTGTTTCATCAAGAACGAGTCGTGGAAAATCATTCTCATCCAGAACTGTTTTTACCGGTCTATCAGCGAGAATTACACAACCATCAGCTTGTTCTTCTGTTGTACCGTGCGCATCTTCAACCTCTCCGACTTGAAGTCTAATAGAGCCTTCAATAAGATTCTCAAGAGGATTGCCATTCTCATCTGTTGGATGAAGTTCTTCTATTTCGCTTAAATCAGGATCCCATGATGTGATTGGATTTGGTGTTTCTTCTGAGCGATTGATTGTTGTACAAACAACGTG